ACCCAACGGAAAACGTCATTATCCTGACGAACTGGGTCGCCCACGCCAAGCTCCTCCTCCACGTCATTCCGGAGGCGATTCTGATTACCGGGGAACTCCCGATCGCCGAGCGGAAGGCTCGGCTCGAACGGTTTCGGGCCCACAAAGGAAAGGTCCTCATCGCGACGACGCTTTTCGACGAGGGCATCGATATCCCGGAGATCGACGTCCTGATCCTCGCCGGAGGCGGTGGGAAATCCCTCGTCAAACTCTGGCAACGGATCGGCCGGGGGCTCAGAATTCGCGCGGATAAAACGACCGTTCAGGTCTACCTCCCGAACGATCGGGGGCCGGTCCGTCCGTGGGGGAAGGGGAAAGTCCGTCCGTCGGTCCTCGTAAGACATACCGCCTTCGCGCGGGCCACGTTCGAGGACGCTGGGTTTGACGTGATCGACGAAGACCTCACCGACCCTTCTGAACCTACCGACCCTTCTCTCCTGAATAAAACTATCATCGAATAAGGTCATGAGAATTTCAGGCGAAGTGCGCGATAGCGCACGCGCGACTGAACGTGCGAAGCACGTATAGATGACGATTCTTCTCTCAATTCCTTTCGATGTCTCTCAGTTGGCATGGTTTTCGCTCTTCGCGTACCCGCGCCCGCGACCCGGAAGCTCCAGAGTCGCTTCCGGGAATAAAAGCCTAAAAGCTAAGAGTCTTTTCCTCTTACGCGCGCCCGCCCGCGCGAAGAATAGATATAGCCGTTCGCGATCCTCTCAACAAGGAATACAATTAGGAGGTACGTTACGAATGTTTCTCTTCTATTTTCTCGTCCAAATTCTCGCTCTTCTCCTCATATCGATTTTCCTCGTTTCTTGTTCCCTCGATTCAAATTCCATGACGGGCTCGATTTCGTCTACCAGAGATCTCGACATCGTCATCGAAGTAGAGCACCTTTCCCCGTCGCCATCCGGGAAAGTTTGTTCTCTCGATGGAACGCTCCGGAACACCGGCGAGTTCGTCGATAGCGTTCGGATCGACTTCGACGCGATCAACTTTTCTCACGCGAGAGTCGCGTCGTCGATCGTTGTCGAATTTTCCATCGACCGGAACGAGCGGCGCCCGTTCTCGTCGAGTTATTTCTCTCCAGAAATTCCATGTTCATCGATCTCCGGAGTCGAGCGCCGTTCGACTCGCGTGACCCGTCTGAACGATTAGCCCGTTCCGGACCGATCCGAGACCCTCCGCCTGAGGGGCTAGGCGCCTCTAGGATCGATTTCTCGACTCTCGGTAAGGGGGGGGATAGCTTTTTCGACTTGTCCGCTCACCTAGAGGCGCGTAGGCGCTCAGTCGATGAGGACTCGGCTCTCGATGAAGCGAGATATCCAAAAAGAGACTCGTTAACGATTTCGAGACGAAAAAGACCGAGTCGGTTCTGAGTAGATTTAACTTTACATCTCGAAACAGGAGGCGTATCCCTCGATTTCGTCTCCGACGTCTCGAACCGTTTTGATTCGCTCGAAAGGATGCGTTTCTATGACACAGAAACTCCGCGACCTCCCACCTCGGCGCCCAAAGATCCGGATTCTCGGGAAGGCCGATTTTCGGAAACTCAAGACCGAGGATCTCAGAGTCCAAGACGTCGGGAAGATCTGGCAACGTTGTGGGAAAGAACTCTACGGATCGAAGTTCTTAGTAATAATGCGTCCCTCGATGCCCTCCTACGGTGCCTTCGAGAAACTCCGGACGTTCTGTCTCAAGAATGATATCCCGGTTTCGATCTACATCGAATCGCTTTTCGCTCACGCCGCCTGGCACCGCCGGTTCTATACGGGCGCCGCTCGGAAGACGAAGTTCGTCAAGAATCTCTGGCGCCCATATCCGAACGCGGCGACGTCGGAGTACTATCAATCGATTTACGCGAAGTACAAAGAACAAACCCAACCATATACAGAGCGACCGCTCGAACCTCGGGGGCGGACCGTCGTCGCGAGTATGAGAGACTCCGCCGAGACGGTCGTCGGCTTCCCGAAGAAATACCCACATGCGCCAATCGCGCTCGTCTACAGGATCTTCTTCGAACAACTCGACCCGACGTTCCTCTACTTTTTCCGTCCGGTGAGAGAACTCATCGATCGTGGTGCCGGAACGGAAGCGCAGAAGAAGACGTTCGAGGCGCTTGACGCCGATCCGGCGAAGGTCGCGCTCTTTGGCGATCTCGCTCAGAAAGTCGGGACCGTCGTCAAGCTTTCCCAAGAACTCATCGGCCGCTAACGCGGGCCGGAAAATGTCGCCCCCCGATCCACCAGCGGTAGTATCGCCACGATATCCATTCGCGCCTCACTTTCAGGTGAGGCTCTTCTCCGCCGTCCTTCGGGATCGGACGTTTCTCCGTCAATATTACGATGTCCTCAAAGCAGAATATTTCGGCCACCCGTACTGTCGCGCCGGAATGTCCCTCGTCCTCGAGTACTTCAAGACCTACCGTGCGGCACCGGACCTCCTCGTGTTCGAACAGCTCCTCAGTGACGCCTTCGCGAAGAGACCGCCACACCGAGACGTTCGGCTCGCGTGGGAAAAGTTTCTCGTCGAAGTCAGGGAGAGCGACCTCACGACGCTCGGGTATATCAAGGCGACGGCGATCGAGTGGTCTCGCGATCGCGTCATGGAGCGATTCGTCCTCGACGCGGCGGAGACGATCAATCAGGCGAAGCTCGGGGGCGAACGGAATTACGACGAGATACGTCAGCGACTACAGGTCGCGCTCGCCGTCGGTCGTGGGGACGAGTCGCCGTTCGCGGATTACTTCAAGTCGACACCACAGCGGCTTCGTGCCTACGAAAGTCGAATGAGCGAGAAAGTCCCGACGTTTTTCAGTCCGATCGACAATATCCTCGATGGTGGCGTCGATCGTGGTGAAGAATTCGTTATCGCGGCGCCGACCTCACGTGGGAAGACGAGTCTTCTCATCCAACTCGGCGTCGTCGGACCGCTCTACGCGGGACTTAGAACGCTGGCGATCTCCGTCGAGATGAGTCAACTCAAGTTCGAGATGCGCGTCGATCGCGCCCTGACGGCGATGACGAAGATCGGGATTCGCGACGATCCGGTCTCGGCACAGGCGACGATCGATGAAGTCGAAAAATTCAAAGGGCACTTTCGTTGCTACGAATACTCTGCCCGGAAGTGTTCTGTCGATACGATCGATCTCCTCCTGACGCGCCTTCGTGATCGTGAGGGGTTCGTCCCTCAGGTCCTCGTCGTCGATTACGGGAGCATCATGGCGCCGAGGACGGCGTACAAAGAACGACGGTTCGAACTCGCGAGTATCTATCGTGAGCTTCGTGACGTCGCCAAGGAGTGGGATCTCGTCCTCTGGACGGCGGCACAGACGAACCGGGAGAGCTTCACGAAACGGATCGTCTCGCTCAACGATCTCTCCGAGTGTATCGATATCGCTCAGATCGCCGATGGCCTCTTCTGTATCTGTCAGACCGAGGACGAACGGGAGAAGGATTGGTGCCGACTCTATATCGCAAAGATGCGCGACGACGAAGATCGTGCGATGCTTCCGCTCACCTTCGAGCGGTCGATCGGAAGATTCCTCCCGCGCATAATAAGTGACGATGAGGAGTACGAGAGTTGACATTCTCACTTAGCAGATACGTTCGTGAACATTTCAGCCCCGTCAAGGTTTCGGGTGAATTCCTCTACGTCACCTGTTTTGTCTGTCATAAAGACGAAAAGCTCTGGATTAATGTCCTCGCCCCCCGCCCCTGGTATTATTGCTTTCGCTGTCTGGTCTCGGGAGATCAGATCGGATTCATCGCACGCCATCAACAGATCCCGTTCTATGAAGCGCGCCTCTTCATCGAAAACCGTCAGGCGTTCCGGATTCATCCGAGTGACATCGCCATTCCCCCATCGGAGCCGAAGAACGGCGCTCCCCCATTAGAGCCAAAGAACGGCGTTCCCCCATCGACGATCCTTCCGGTGTCGTACCTTCCGATTCGTCCGAGGATTAACGAGCAGGTCGGGGCGTCGGAACGTCTCGCCTTTCGCTACCTCGTCCGGCGAGGCGTCTCGCCAGAACAGATCGCGCTCTACCGACTCGGTTACGCGAATTCTGGGAAGTACTGTGGATACGTCATCGTTCCGATCGTCCGTCGTAGAGAGGTAATTTATTTCGTCGCACGGTCGTTCCTCGGAGGAAACGGCGCGAGGAAGTATCTCAATCCGAGTCGTGACGAAGTCGGTGGCATCGGGAAAAGTGAGCTCCTCTTCAATTACGATCGAGTGAGTTACGCGCCGATTCTCACGATCACCGAGGGCGTTTTCGACGCGATCGCCGTCGGAACGAACGCCGTTGCGCTTCTCGGGAAAACGATCAGTGACGTACAACTCGCACTCCTCGAAAATTTACGAGTCCGTCGGATCCGTGTGATGCTCGATGAGGACGCTCGAGCGGAGTGCTATACGATGGTCGATCAACTCAACGACGCCGGATTCGACGCGACTCCGGCACTCGTCGACGGCGATCCGTCTAGTTCGCGTGGCCGGGCCGTCGACGTGCTTCCGTCCTTTACCGGGCGTGTCGAGGCTCTTCTAGCACAAGGAGGAAGGCGATGAATCACGGACTCCTGGACGAGACGTCGATCTGTGAACGCTATCGACGTCTGATCCGCTTCTTCGCGTATCGCTACGCGAGGCGGATGAGCGCGACGATTACGAAAGAGGATCTCGAGCAGGACGGGTACGTTGCCGTGATGCTCTGTCTTCGTCGCTACGGGAATAAGCCGATCGACGAACTCGATCGCCTGATCGTGACGTCGATCGGTCGTGCGATTCGACGCCGTGCGTTTTCGGGCTACGAGAAGGGGGAACACGAGATCGTCATCGATCTCGTCGCGTTCGAGGCGGCGATCAACGAAAGTGGTGAGATCGATCGCGAGTGGGACTGGCTCTACCGCGACCTCGCCTCGAAGCTCGACGAGCTACACCGGAGAATTCTCGTCGAACTCGTCCGTCCCGAACCGCTGAAGGTCCTCACCCTTCCGGCGCCCGTCAGGATCAAGCGGCTCGCCGAACGGTTGGGGCTCACGACTCGGCGGGCCCAAACTTGTATTCGTGAAGTCCGGGAAATCGCCTTCGCCCTCTGTCGGGCCGAAATCGACCCTAACTCGTACGCCGGTTGGCTTCTCACTCGGATGCGCGAGGGGGGCTCGTGTTCACCGATTGTAAAGCCTGCCATTTAGGGAAGACGTCGAAAGCCGTCGGCCCCGATGGCGATCCCGAAAGTGGGTTTTTCGTTATCGCCGAGGCTCCGGGGGGGACGGAGGTTCGCACGGGCCGACCGCTCGACGGGCTAGCCGGGAAAGCCTTCGATGAAAAACTCGTCGAAGCCGGGATCGACCGGGGGGATCTCTTCGTTCTCAACACCGTCTTTTGTCTCCCTCCGAAAACCCGCCCCGGTGGCGTGACGCCGACGCCCGACGAAGCGAAGTTCTGTTTCGACCGTCACGCGCGTCGATTCATCGAGAAGCTCAATCCGCGCGTCGTCCTCCTCCTCGGGTCCGTCGCCGCTCGGACGATGCTCGATTCGACCGAACCGCTCGGGAAACTCAGGGGGAAGGTTCATCGTCGGGACGGACGATCGATTATCGTAACGTGGCATCCATCGTACTACCTCAGACGAGGGAAGGACGCGACGATTGGGGGGGAAATCGTTAGTGACTTCAAACTCGCGAAAGCCGAGTACGAGAAACCCGAGACCGCCGGTGACGAGACCGACGAGACGATCGGGCTCAAACTCTACGCGCGGCACGTCGAGCGGACGGCGGGGGCGGACGTCGAAGACAAGTCCGAACGAATCCGCAACCTCGAACGCCGACCCGTCGAGGGGAATAATCCCTGGCACCCGGAACGAAAATACCTCTCGGGCTGGTCCGACGGGACCGATGTCGTCATGGTCTGGCGTGACGAGAACGAGAAGAAACAACTCGAGCGGATCGAATTCAAGTGGTATCACTACGTCCTGACGGAAGATGTCGAGAAGATTCCAAAATCCGTCCTCGAACGAGCGAAGAAAAGGGGGACCGTCTATCGAATCGAGATCGAAGCGAAATACCCTCTATGGTCTCGCGTCTACGGTCAGCGATATATTACCCAGACGCGGGCGCTCAGGGATCGTGGCGAAATCGGCGTCACGCTCAACGCCTACAAGCTCGATAAGTTTCCGAAGGAAGCTCAGCTCGTCGATTGGTACAAAGATCTCGAAGGCGCGGGGGTTCGACACTTCGAGGGAGATCTTTCGCCACGTCAGCGATTCATGACGGATAACGACATCAATATCGAAGACAGTTTTCGCGAACTCTATTTCGATCTCGAAACGGAAGATCAGGCGGTCGGGTTCACGGATATCTCATCGAGGCGGATCATCTCGATCGGGTATATCCATAAACGTCTCGATGGGGAACTCGAGCGAGGCTTTATCAAACTCTCGAGTCTCTCTGATTCTGCCGAACGTGAGATGCTCCTCAAGTTCCTTCGCGTTATCGAACGGAGCGACGCCCTCTACGCGTGGAACGGCTTCATGTTCGATTTCCCGATCATTCGTGATCGGATGTCGAAGTATGGGATCGCTTTCGACTGGCGTCTGATTTTCTGGTGTGACCTCCTCGCCGTCTGGCGACGGTACTTTCAACGCGCGGCGGCCGTGAATACGTCGTTCTCGCTGAACGATATCGGATCGCGGGTCCTTCATAAGCCAAAGCTCGATTGGCGTATCGAAGTCGTCAAGCTCTGCGAGAAGGAGAAGTGTCAGCACCCCATCGTCAAGTCGATCTTTAATCTTTGGGAAAGACATCCAGAACTCCTCGAAGAATACAATATGCGCGATGTCGAGATCCTCTACGAACTCGAAAAGGAGCATGGCTTCGCAAAGATCGAACAGGTCTTCTGTCGGATCGGAAACTGTATGCCGTCTGACTATCATATCTCGACGAAGATCGACATGCTTCTCCTGAAGAAAGGGTTTATCGAGGGCCTACACTTCGCGACACGGAAGTTCGCCGTGGGAGAACTTCATAAGCGCGGGTCGAAACAGGTCGCGAGTTACGAAGGTGGGTGGGTCTTCGAGCCGACGACGGGGATTCACACTGACGTCGCCGCGCTTGACTTCAAGTCTCTCTATCCATCGATGATGGTTCTATTCAATATCTCTCCCGATACGTTCGTCTCCGAAGAATCACGAAAGAATTTTCCTCCAGAGGCTCTGCTTTCGTGCCCGACCGGGACGACGTTTCTCAGGAATACCGTTGGATTCATCCCACAGATCTTCGCCGAGACATTACAGAAGCGCAAGGTCTATCAGGAACTCCAGCTCCTCGAGGAAATCGGGAGTGATAAGTTTCTCTTGTATTACAGATTAGCGTACGCCTTCAAGCGACTAGGACTGAGCTTCTACGGAGAACTCGGGAACCGCGAATCGCGCTATTACAATCCAAAGGTCGCCGAAGCCGTGACGCTTTCGGGGCAGTTCTTCATCAAAGAGACGGCCGAGTTCGCGGAGCGGAACGGGATCAAAGTTCTCTACGGCGATAGTGTTGACGGATCGTCGATTATCTACCTCGATTCCGCGAAGCGACCGATGTCTATTGAAAGTCTTTGGGACTACCTTTCTCCTCTTGGAATTCATCGTCGAGGGTCGAAAGAAATCATTTCGGTAGATGGAATATTCAAAACGATGGCTGGAGTTCTTAGACCGAATGCCGGACGTTGGGGCGCTTCGCGTATGGTCTCGACGATGGCTCCGATAGTGAAAATTATACGACATAAGACGCCGAAGCGTCGTTTTCAGATTACGACTTCGCGTGGGAAAACTTTGCTCGTTACGGAAGATCATTCTCTTGTCGTTAAGCGTGGCGTTGGTGGCGAATATTTGACTATTAAACCAACAGAACTAGAGCCTGGTGATTTTGTCTATTCCTATAAGCCATCGATAAAGATTCCAAATACTGCGAAGCATCTCGAAAAAGCAAAACGTGTTTTTAGAAAGCATAGTCTTTCTCAAAAGAGAACCAAAGTAGACCGCCCCGAGTCGTGGGGAAAAAAGATTGCTCTCGCACTTCTTGCGTATCATAGAACGAATCCGGATGCCGGAAGAATTAATAGACTCAAGCAAACGATGCCAACTGAAAATACAAAGCCCGAACTTAAATGCCGCGAGCTTCTGTTATCTCTTGACATCAAAGATTTTGAAATGCATGGACTCATTTCTAATTCTTCATTCGGCTGTCGTCCGGACTTTGTATTTCGTAATCGAAAATATGTTCTCTTTATCGATGGAGATTATTGGCATGCCAATCCTGAGTTTTATTCTGAACACGATAAGATTCAAATACATACGGTTCGAGTAGATCAGATCCAACGTGGATGGTTACGAAAACAGGGCTATTCTGTTTATCGTCTTTGGGAAAATGAACTTATAGACTCCGCTCTCATATCTACAATTCGCAAACTCAGGAGGTGGCTGTGCTCATAAGAGATACCGTCGCTTCGGTTATTGAACTTCCGACAACTAATGATTATGTTTACGATCTCGAAGTCGATGGAGCGCATACTTTCGTCGCTAATGATCTTCTTGTTCACAATACTGACTCGATGTATATCAAAGTTACACCAGCGCGGGCTCAGGAATTCGTCGCGGAGACCGACGCTTTCTATCGTGAACTCGTCAAGTCCTTCAACGTCGATATGTCTCGCTGGATCGTCGAACTCGAATACGAGAATCATTTCAAATCCATCTTCTTCGTGAGGAAAAAGCGGTACGCGGGACTGATGTCGTATTTCAAAGGCAAGCCCGCCGACTATCTCGAAGTCAAGGGGCTCGAGTTCATGAGGTCAGATGGGCTACAGTACGCGCGACAGATGCAGCACGACGTCATGAATCTCGCCCTTCGCGAATCACCGACACCGCTCACGATCGCGAAGTTGATCGTCGAACGACTCAAGAAAGTCCTCTCGAAGACGCTCCCGGTCGGGGAAGTTCAGATGACGCAGTCGATCGAAAAGGACGTCGGGCAGTACAAGACTCGACCGCCTCACGTCCGCGTGGCAGAACATATCAAAGTCGTCGCGCCAACTGAATACTACATTGGGATGAAGGTTCCCTACGTCATGATCGGGCCAAAAGACGCCGTCTGGTCTGTCGAGTACGACCCCGCCGTGAAGACGTACGACCCCGAGGTGCTCTGGAACAAGAAGATCTTCCCCCCGACAGACCGTGTCCTCAAGACGATTTACCCCGCGTACGACTGGGAAGCCTTTTATCTCTGAGCGTCTCCTCGCCCTCCTGTTCGTTCATGAAACGAAATCCGTCCCGAACTAGGGGGCGAACGCGAGAAAGCGATCCTTGAGGCGTCTAGGGGGCTCTAGGGCGAAGGTTCGGGAGCCTTCGGAGGGCGGTGTCGGGTTTCGTTCTCCCGTGATTCTTCTTCGGGTAGAACGGTTTTCGAATCCTAAAACGTCAGGAGGCGTACCGAGAAAAAGAATGATTGGACAGACGGTCACGTTTCGGGAGGGGAAGAAGGTCTCGACGTTCAATATCGACGAGATGATGGGGGTGCAGTTCTCTCAGGCGAAACTTCAAGAGGCACTGACGAAACACGCGGCGCTCGCGACACACTACTTCACGCTTCATGGCGCCGCCGTCGTTCTTCGTGAACGAGCGAAAGCGCGCCTCGATGGCGTCGTCGTCGAACTCGACGCGAGAGTTAGAGCCGAGATCGCGACGGGTTCGGGACACAAGGTCACGGAGACGGCGATTCGGAATATCGTCGAGGGGACGAAAGAGTACAAGCGCGCGATCGAGGATTTTCTCGACGCGCGGGAACAGGAGGAGACGCTACAGGCGATACGTGAAGGATTTCGTCACAAGAAAGACGTCCTGATCGTCCTCGCAAACAACTTCCGACTCGAACGCGACACCGACCCGGGTGGGAAGATCGATCGGAATCGATCCTAAAGCCTAAAGCACTCCAATGCAAACGTGGATAGAAGGAGTCCTAGAAATGGCGGAACGGCTCTCGATCGAAGAGCGGATGCAGCATGACTACGATGCCGCGAAGAAGCGTGGTGACGGTGGAGGAGGGCAGTTCGTTACGCCGGAGGTCGGAGATAACATTTACCGTATCCTCCCGCCATGGCAGGCCGACGAGCCGTTCTATCGGCGCGTTCCGCTACACTTCGGCCTCGCGGCGTCAAACGAAAAGCTCGGATTTCAGTGTCCGAAAGTAAGTGGGAGCGAACCGACGTGCCCGTCCTGCGAGATGGCGGAGGAACTCTACAAGAAGGGCGAAAACAAGGCGGCGAGGGATTTTCAAGCTCGAGACAACTACTACTCGAACGTTCTCGTCGTCAGCACACCGAGTAACGAGAACGAAGACGAAACCCGCGTCTGGCGATACTCGTCGTCGGTATTTCGTCAGGTCATGGAAATCGTCATGGGGAGGAAGTACAATCTCCTCGATCCAAAGATCGGGCATTCTCTCCTCATCAAGCGGACTGGACTCGGGCGAATGGATACGGAGTACAATCTTCTCCCGGAACCCGATATCCTACCGTTGAAGCCACAAATCCTGAAGCAGATCCCTAACCTCAACGACGACGAAGGGGTTATCGAGTCGTGGACGTCGGATCAGCTTCGGGAACTCATGGAAGGAGCGGATATCGAACAAGTCCGTGAGGGGTCTGTATCGTCGAAGAAATCGGTGAAGCCGGTGGCGAAGACGAGTGCGGTATCGGGACGAGGGCGGAAACCGGAACCGGAGCCGGAGCCGGAGGAGGAGGAAAAGAGCGGACCGACGCTCACGACGGCGCAAGTCAAGGAAGTCAAGAAACTCCTCAAGCTCTACGGTTCCGATATCCCCGACGACGACGCCGACTGTCTTGCCGCTCTCATCGAAGCGACGACGAACCTCAACGTCAAGAAACTCGGGAAGGCCGCCGAGTCGCTCGAATCCCTCGGTGCCGATATCTCGGGGAAACTCGTCTCCTGGCCCGATCCGACGGAGACCGATGTCGAACTCCCGGAGAGCGACGAGGATCAGGAGATCAAGCGGCTCATCGCGGAGGCGAAGTCCGCTCATAGCGGAGGGTCGGAAAAGAAGTCGCGGCGTTAGATGACCGTCGATCGGTTTTCGATCATTCGCGCTCGGATCTCGAAGGCGACGAAGGACTTCAAAATCCAGATCGCCGAGGAGGCGACGCCCGTCGAGTTCATCTCGACGGGCGTCCGCGCTCTCGATCGGATCACTCACGGCGGCCTTCCGCTTGGGCGGATCGTCGAAGTCTACGGTCCGTATAGCTCGGGGAAGACGCTCCTCTGCCAAAGCCTGATCGTTCAGGTACAAAAGCTCGGTGCGATTCCGCTCTATATCGATCGGGAACATGCGTACGACAAGACGTTCGCGGCACAGCAAGGGGTCGATAATACGCGGCTCTTTTTCGAGAACGAACTCAAAACGATCGAGGATATCTTCGACTACATGATGCGGATGATCCAGAAGATCCGCGCCGTCGACAAAACGATCCCGATCGTGATCCTCCTCGATTCCGTCGCTGCCGCGAATACGAAGCGTGAACTCTCACGACCAGATAAAATGAAGGATCAGAGCGATCTCCCACTCTGGGATAAGGATCAGGGGTATCGGGCGAAGATGATCGGCGAGGGGTGTCGTAAACTTACCGGGATCATGGATCGTCGGACCCTCGTCGTGATCGTCAATCAGGTTCGGTCGAAGGTTGGTGTTCGGTTCGGGAACCCGGAGGTCACGCCAGGAGGACAGGCGCTCCCGTTCGTCGCGTCGTTACGGATTCGACTCGAACAGGGAGTGCTGAAACACTGGAAACACAAGAAACATGTCATGAGTGGCGGAACGATTATCGGATCGCACGTCGTCTGTAACGTGACGAAGAGCAAGGTCGGCCCTCCGTTCAGGAAGTGTGAGATCGTTCAGTCGTTCGAGATCGGGTTCCTCGAGTGGCCCGGACTCTATGAAGTCCTCGTCGATGAAGGTGTGATCGTAAAAGATCCCACTATTCGTGGCGGATTTCTTTGGGGAAAGATTCGTGGGAGGGACGAAACGTTCATCGATTGGGTACGCGAACATCCCGAGGTCCTCGACGAGGCTCCGGTAACGATCGCCCGTTCTGCCGATGACGTCGACGACGAACCGGATCAGGATGAGGAATGAGAGTTGGATCGAAGGTGAAAACGACGACGCTTCTCGTCGACGCAAATAACCTCTTCATGCGGGCTTTTTTCGCCCTCCCGAGATCGCTCTCGAGCGTCGGTGTCGGGAGTACGGGGGCGATCGTCGGAGTTCTACAGAGCCTTAAACTCCTCATAGAAACGTACCTCCCCGCGGAAACGATCATCGTCTGGGATGGGTCGCCGACGTGGCGGCGGAAGATCTACCCCGAGTACAAGCGACGGAAATCGTCACTCGACGAAGAGACGGTACAGACGATTAGGCAACAGCGAGAGTTTCTCTCGACCGATATCCTTCCTCGACTCGGGTTCGTTCAATATCGACACGAGGACTTCGAGGCCGACGACTTCATTGCCTATTTTGCACTCGAACGTTTCAACGAGGGAGGCTCGGTAGTCATTCTTTCGACGGATCATGATTTCTGGCAACTCGTTCGCCCTCGTCTCATCGTTATCGATCCAATCGGAAAGTTCAAAGTCTCGAAAAAGTTCTTCAAAGAAAGTACGACGTTCTCATCGCCTGAGTTTTTTCTCGACCACAAGATCATCTGTGGCGATCGTGGCGATAACGTTCCCGTCGTCAAAGGACTCTCGGGAGAGAAACGCTTTCAGAAATATCTTCCGGTTCTACAACGCAATCATCTTTCCCATCTTTGCAGGTGGGAACATTCATCGCGATGGCCTAAAGAATTCAGGAATTATTACGATCCACTCTTCATGAATTGGCAACTCGTCGATCTCACTCATGCTGCGTCGTGGATAACGCCACGAATTGTTCGTAGTTCCGAGTCGGAACGATTTCCTTTTCCGACGCGGGGGAAAATCTACGATCTCGCCGTCGAGTACGGACTCATGGAGATGTCTACGAATGTCGACGACTGGTATCGACTCCTCAACAGTTGACTCCCGTCGTCGGTACGACGATTTCGCCGACGCCTGGCAAACGTGTACGAGTTGCCCCCTTGGTGATCTTCTCGTCAATCATCGTGGGAAAAAACTCCCGGGTTACGGAGATATTGGATCTCCGGTTCTCTTCGTCGCTCAGAATCCAGCGTGGAATCGAAAGGGTGGGCTTGTTTTTGGCGGAACGAGCCAGAACGACGTCACGTTTATTCGCGCGCTCGAGCGGATCGGCGTACGACGTGACGAAGTTTTCGTGACGAACGTCGTGAAGTGTTCGACGATACGGAACGTCGTCCCCGATATCGATCCCTGTTCGACACTCTGGCTCAGACGAGAACTCTCGATTCTCAATCCAGCCTTGATCATCGCCGTTGGGCGGGTCGCGAGTCTCGCGTTTCCTCTTTCGACGTATAGCGGAACGAGGGCGAGGAAACCGATCCCGGTCGTCCGAATCGCTCACCCTGGGTTGTATCTTCATCGACGGATAGGGGAGCGATATCACGAGGAGTTCACGAGAACGATTACGCTCTCGATCGAAGCGGCGTTCGGTCGAATGGTTCGTTGAGAGAAAGGGTAGAACGAATGCGATCTCGACTCTTCTTTACCGGAGAAGCCGGGCTCATTGCGACAGCGCTTGCGGCTCGACTCGAGGGAAAATACGAGATCATACGTCCATTCGGTACCGACGTTCTCCTAACTCCTACTGGCGAAGTCGATATTTTGAATCAGCGAACGATCGAGGCATTGAAACGGATTCTCAAAGTTGACGATACCGTCATTCACTGTGCCGCCTATACCGGAACAGAGAAGTGCGATCGTTACGCCTACGATGCTGTCAAAGTCAATGTCGTCGGTGTTGAAAACATCTGCGATCTCGTCCTCGAGACCGGTGCGAATCTCGTCGCGTTCTCGACGACGGCGATTCATCGTCCCGGAATCGTTCCGCTCACCGAAACATCTCCGATCGATCCTCGGACGCTTTACGGACTCTCGAAGGCGATTGGTGAGACGATCGTTCGGGAGAAACTCCGAAACCGTGACAGTTGGACGATCGTTCGTCCTGTCTTTTTGTATGGCGATGCACCAAAAGATAATGCTTCGATGATCCGTCGGATTCTCGAGGCGATCAGACGGAAAAAGCAAGTTATCGTTCTCCTCGATCCTCAATGTGTCAAGGACTACTTTCGTATCGAATACTTCACAGTCTTGTTCGATGCCTTTCTCGAAGAATTCATTCAATTCTTCCCAAATACATATAACGACGCTTCAACAGTAATTCTGAGTCGAGGGGCCGGAAAGCCATTTCAGGTTTATCTCGATCATATCGAAGAAGTGACAGGTGTTGGGATTCAGACGATAAAACGATATGTGACATTCGAGCCGACTCGTGATTATCTAGGGGATCACCTCGGCGCGTCGATAGTCTTCCCTAAAATATGCCCTACCTTCTCTCTCCCGCCAGAAGCGTTCGACGATGAGCTCGGGATTCGGAAAACGTGGGAGAGTGTTTGTGACTATGTCGACCGTGGGTGTAACTAATGAAAACGACAGTCGTCAATATTACAAACATCCATAGAAGAGATTACGACGTCTATATCGGAAGGCCGTCGAAGTGGGGGAATCCGTTCAAGATTGGGAAAAACGTTAGTGGCGTTCAGTGGACAAGAGATGATGTCATAGAGATCTATAGGAATTGGGTCGAAACTAAACATCCTGAGATAATCGAAAAAGCGAAGCGTGAACTACGTGGGAAACGCCTCGGGTGTTATTGCTCCCCCCTTCCCTGTCACGGCGACGTCCTAGCCGAGTTCGCAGATATGGATTCATGAGATGAACGAACACAAACTTCCGCTTGGCGTCGAGATCATCTACGACGATCTTGAGTTCCATCTCGGGAGAGCCGAGATCGTTGAGGTAGATGGAGTCCTAACGCGAGAGCTACGGCATTTTACATATACAATTTCGGGTAAGACATGCTGCCGTCCCGAGTCGTGGGATATGTGTATTCCTCCGCCAACGAACGATGATTTCAATGAACGAAAGTTCCTCATTAAGAGAATGACTTCTTTGTCCTCGAAGATCCTCAAAAATGATCTTCATACTCGGCGATTCGTTTTCCCTTACACGAATGGCTATCCGTCTAAAATCCCACCGTGTCCTGGGTATCTACAGGGATTAGTCCGAGACAGCATGTTTCATCTATATGTCTATATGCGGAGTCAGCACATTCTTCACCTCCCTTACGATGTTTTGACGTTTTTCGCTATTCGCGATGCCGTCGTCGAGGAGATCGATGGGAACGTCAAGCCAGGATCGATCGTCGTAACCGTAGGATCGTTACACATGGAGATGGAAAATGCTTCTCGTTGTTGAGGGACCGAATAAGTCAGGAAAGACGACTCTCATCAAGGAAGTAATTCATCTCGCAGAAACGACTCAAATTACAAACTCAAGTCCAATGCTTTGGCCGATTACAGTAATCAACTGGCCGAGAAAACAGTTCGGAGAAGGAACGTCGTACCCACATGAACAGGTCACTGAGATGGCGTACCGGCTCCTAACGTATCTCGATCTCGAACATCGACATTTCATCGTCGATCGCGCGTGGCCTACGGATATGATTTACAACAAAGTCCTCAACCGCGTTCGGTACGATTATCAGTACTGTCGTGCTCCGCGAGAAGATTTTCGCGGTCACGTTGGTATTGTCTTTCTTCCCGCGTCTTCGGATATCCTTCTCGACCGCTCCCGGCGTGATGCCGACCTCGAGATCTGGGAATCGAATATTCAAGAAAAGTTGTACATGGCATATTACGAATTCTTCGCCATCTATGACGGTACCTATACCGAAACTCTCAAACCCGCGAAGACAGTCGAAGAGAATGCACGTGAGGTCATCGATGTCCTTCTAGCCTTTCAGGAGATATAGGGCATGACGATCAAGGACGTTCTCGATACCGAATCCTGTACGATTCTCGGAGCGGGAATCGCAGGACTCATTTTCGCCGAGCGGTGCCAGGGGTTCGTAAATCTCGTCGGACCCGTTCTCGGTGGCGATATGCTACAGAAGTTCAGTCTTGGGCCGAGGTACTTACACGCGACGGAGACGGTCGCGGAGTATCTCGAGTCTATCGGGCTCGAACCAGGGAAGCAGAGGAACGTTACGGTAGGTGTTTATCCTATGTCTGATAATGGAGTTTGGGAAGATTGGACACCGGAATATTTTCTCAAGACACGAGGGCTCTATACGGTCATCAGAGATGATCTACCTGGGCGTCGTATCCATACGATCTTCGAGACACCGACGCTCGGGGATCTCACGAAACAGCTCATTCGTCGTCTAGGATCTTCCGATGGGTTTCGTTATTACGAGGAACGCTGTGTCAGACTCTTCGATGATATGACAGTTTTGACTGAATCGGGGAGTTTACTCAAACACACGAAACTCGTCACGACGCTCCCGGTTCCGATGTTTCTCAAACTCCTTTCTCCTGAGATGATTCTCGCCGGAGGACTACTTTCAGCGCCGTATCATGCCGTTCCCGTAAAGTTCGTGTTTTACTCCGTAGACCTTTGGCCATTTGATGATGAATATGTCTATGTTCCGAGTGATAAATTCGCATTCTCGAGACTCACGAAAATCTCAGATACAGATGGTCTCGTCGTCTGTGCCGAGTATTCTGGAGCGATGGCCTATCTGAAACATCCGACGCTCGCGTTAGGCGGAAGTTCGTACTCTGAGATCCATGAGGTTTTCCTTCCTTTTGGGAGGCTTCTTTCACGTCCCGTCGACTATTCGGGACTCGGTAATGTCTTAGGGCTCGGACGCTTTGGTCTCTGGCAGGATTGGATGCTCACTCATGACGTTATCGCGACTGTCGTGAACTAGGGGGTCTATGGTTATTCTCGATACACTCTTCGAGCGACAACTCTCGTTCCTGCTCGATCTCGTCGAGCTCAATTCTCTCTCGACGGCGGAAAAACATCAACTCAGCAAGGAGTACATCCTTCACGCACATGCCGAACTCTTCGAACTCCTCAATGAATTCCCGTCCTGGCGTACCTGGCTCGGGACGTCGAATCCCGTTCCGAACATCGATGGCATGACGGAGGAGATCGTCGATACCGTCAAGTTCTTGATGAATATCCTCCTCCTCTGGAACGTCAAGGTCGAAACGTTCGCCGAAATCTTCAATCGAAAAACCGACGTCAATATCCAACGGTTCACGCAGCATCGTCAGCTCGCCAAACTCATGTCCAAATACCAGCAGGGGGTACGTCACGGAAAAGTCGCGGCGATCGATCTCGACGGCGTCCTTGCGTCGTACCCGGAAAGCTGGCTTACCTTTCTCGCTAACGAAACTGGCGTAAGCGTCGACGTCAAGGATTTCTCACTCTCATTCGGAACGATGTCGATTCCACGAGGGCGGTACGCGGCGCTCAAAGAACGATACCGCCGAGAGGGTGGCGAAAGTCGTGTCGGGATCCTCTCCGGCGCCGTCGAATTCCTCAGGAATCTGAGACTCCTCGGGTATTACATCATCATTCTTTCGTCTCGACCCGTCAAACAATACAAGCGACTCTATAGCGATTCGATCATGTGGCTACAAAAGTACCAACTCCCGTTCGATGTCGTCGTCTGGGAACGAGACAAGGAAGACTGGATCATACAGTCGTTCCCGATCGTTGATTTCGTCGTCGAGGACGACCCGCTGAACGCGGAGCGGATCGGGGCATCGGGAATCAAAACCTACCTCCTCGATCGTCCATACAACCAGGGGATCGACGGGAGGTTCCGTCGTGTCGAATCACTAGCAGAGATCCTCGAGATCGAAGGGAGATAACGACGATGGCGGAACCGATTCTTGGAGATATCGACTTGAACCTTCATTCCTCTCCTGAGCGACGACGAGAACTCATCGATGAACTTCGCGGAGCGATGGGAACGCTTCCTGCGATGGCACCGAAAAAGCAGACAAGGTTTTTTCGTGGTGTCGAAGGGATCGAAGTCTTTCTAATCGACGCGCCGAGGAATCCGTACAAAGCGATTTTTAGTATTACGGCGGCGACGTGGGGGAACGTCTGGCGAACTCGGAAGTGGGATACGATTTCCCCCGAAGCGAGGTTCTACGTCGTTCAGGCGTGCCTACAGGGGAAGAGCCTCCCGAACGGGATGGAAGCGCCGTCCTTTACTTTCGAGGTCGCTGGCGTCTCGAGGGCGGCGTTCGATCAGATCGCGCGGATTCGTCTCGGCGCGGTTATCGGGTCGATGGGGGTTCGAGACAATAATCATGCCGATGCCGACTATCGAGTTCCCGAAGCGGTCTGGAAAAACCCGGAACGCTTGGCTAAGCATCAAAAGCAACTCCTCGCGGCGAAAGATGCATATGTCGACGATCTCGAATACGGGAACGGGAACTGGCAAGACGCCCGAGCCCTAATGCCGATGTCGGCGCTACACCGTTTCTCGATTGCGATGAACTATACAGCGCTCCGGGGGTTCATGGGGAAACGGCTCATGGCATGTTTCCCTGGTGAAACTCCAATTCTTACTGGATCGGGTAAGTTGGTGGAAATTCGTGACATTAAACCTGGGGATGAAGTGTGGACGCATTCTGGAAACCTTTCCTCAGTTGTAAGAGTTTTCCCGAATCGTCCATATACGGGTGATATTGTTACAGTTAGAGCATTCGGAAATTACAGGATGCCCATTAGGGGTACTTCGGATCATAAAGTGATGGGAGCTTTTAAGGATGATTTTGACGTTTCTAAATCGGAAAGATGGCATCAGACTTATGTGCCAGAGAAGATCGAAAAGTCTCTGTCCTGGATCGAACTTGGAAAACTCGGGAAAGGAGATATCATTGCATACCGTATCCCAGAATTTTCAGAAGAGTTGTACGATGTTTCTATAGATGAATTTTATCTACCATATTTTCGTCCTGGGATGATTCAGCCAAGACGTTTGAAAAGCATCAAACTCGATTCGGAACTCGGTTGGTTTGTGGGAATGTATATAGCTGAAGGATATGGAAGTAGAACAAATTTTACTTTTACATTAGGAAAATCTTGGAAAGAAAAACAGTTCGGAAAAAGGATCATAAAATTCGTTAATGAATATGGTTTTCGTGCGTCGATGATTCTTACAGAACATGGTTACAGGGTACGAGTTTTTAATCCACAGTTAGCGGGATGGTTACGATCTATTTGCGGAGCTGGGGCATTTAACAAACAACTCCCCGAATGGATTCATAAAACTCCTAAATCATTTCGTACTGGATTGTTGGAAGGATGGATCGATGGAGATGGAACTAAAAATCCCAGTACTGGCGCTGCTAAAGGATCTATTTCTGGCGTAAGCATCTCATTGGCACTAATTTTAGGTCTTCGAGATCTTGCTCTTAGTCTTGACTGGCTCGCTACGATACGAAAGCGTGAAACTGAAGGCATAAACACTATTCTTGGACGTTCTGTTATATGTCATGATAAATATGAACTTCATCTGCGTCCGTGGGTTAAAGAACAATCAAAGGGTGCTAGATTTTGGAGGACAGAGAAATGGATGCTATTTCTTGTACGAGATTCTACTGCAATATCTGTTGTAGATTTCCCCGTATTTAACTTCGAGGTCGAAGGTGAACACTCGTACAATCTCTCGCAACTTACAGTAGCAAATTGTGAACAAGCCGACACAGTCGCGGCGGCATGGCTCATTCGTTTGAGAATCGAAGAAGCGTTCCCGCTTCTCGCCGCGTACCTTCGGCCGTCCTGCGATCTCGTGAAGCGCTGTACGTATCACGAAGATTCGACGCTCTCGGAAGCCTTCGGTTGTCTCTTCAG